TGGACGGGGACGCCACCAGCCGGCAGATGCCAGCTGACTCGTTTTCGTACGTAGCTGTGATCGAAAACGGCTACCGATGATGTCTCAGTTGGACTCTGGCTCCTATCATGAAGGGCGGTTTGTTCCCAGGGACCCGCAAAAAGAACTTGAGAGTTCTTCCGCAGGAACCACAGGTAATAACCCCGCCTATCCACAAAGGTCCGTCGCTTGCTTTTTGCAGCATAAGCAACGAAAGAGTCGGTGTATGGTGCCCCACGCCATTGTTTCTTAAAATGGTTAGCGGGTGCACTGTAATACCACCGATGACTGAGAAGACCTAGGGCGCGTGCTTTGCTTGGATCTATCCAGACTCCAGACAAAGTGTTGTCATTAAAAGGAACGAGAGGCAATCGATTTTCCTTCACAATCAAGTGAAGAAGCTTCTCAAGCTCACCGCCCTGAACAACAAGACACAACAAAGAATTCACCAGATGGCACAAATTGGCCTTTCGGCTATCGATGCCCCTGATGTACTTTGGTGTCACATCACATCCACTGTAATAGTCGCCCCCACAGGATTCCCGGAAGGGACCCGCGGCGAACGTTTTATCTACATTTACAGTGAAACCTAGAAATCTCGTTAAGTCGAGAAATGCTGCGTAATACTCCCTGCCTATGATGACGTCGTCACCATAAACAAGAAAGTCCCGAGCACCTACCGCATAACAAGCACCAGCAAACAAAAGCGTTTCGATAGCAAACGTGCTGCCGTTCCCCATAGAGGAGAACTTGGCATATTTGCCGTCGCCCAGTGCACCCCGAAACATTGGGGTCCGCACTCTCATCAGATATTCGAACCAATCCGTTGGAAATACCAACGAGACGGCGTTGAAGCTGATGGTGTCAGATGCAGCCTTAAAATCCACAGTAACAAAATCATCGTGGATGGACGCATGCTGAGCGAGCTTTTGGTTTGCAGACTGGTCGCGCAGATCAATTCCATAACGCCGTAAACGACGTTTGGCGTACGTGTCGAAAGCTAGCTGGAGCGGTAAATTGCCCTCAGGTTCACATGCGATCGTACGGTCTGTCTTCCAGTTCTTCGGTACCAGCTCCACACGATTCGTAGACACAGTCTTCAGCCTCGGTTGCTCAAAACCAAAGTAATGGTAGAGCGCCCGTAGATACTGTTTAGCTCCGTTTGTACAATGGAGCACCATCCTCAGCTTTCGCTGAGGTAAACTGTGCTTTCGCTTCGTTGTGGATGTTGCCCCTGGTGTCACTTTAACTAGATAAGGAAGTTCGTCTAGAAACGAGTGAAAACTCCCCAGCACGTTACTTACGTAACGAGCCATCTTCAGGATTTCATGCCGGCGGTCCTCGTCCAACAGACTTGGATAACCGACGAATCGCTGAAGTCTCCGGTTTGTTGCACTACAATCAGCCTCAGCTTGTTGAAAGCTTTGGTCTGCTGCAGCTTGGCATAACCTCGGAATGGAAAAGCAGGCGTTCTTTTTATAAAACGCTTCTACTTGCCTGAGTACTCTCCACTCGTTGACCCCATGCTTTGCGGGGTCATAGTGACAGGAGCATGCCGCCAACGCGGCCAGGTTGCGAGATCTGTGGAGTCCACCGATCTTCGCAAGCAAGGCGGCGTCTACGGCACCTTCTTGGTCTTTGAGATAACACCGACAAACGTCGTGTGTCAACTTCTGAGGATCCATATGTATTCCTCCCTTTGATTGATGGTTAGAACCTGGGCTTTGGGCCGATACTGTTACCCTCAACTAAAAATTGAGGGAAGGCTTTTCACAAACGCGTAAAACATATGCGCGTAGTGAGTTGCCCATTTCAGCAAGGCTTCGAACTTTTGGTCCATTATTACAACCATTCCTGTGTTGAAGTGCTGTTAGCGAACTCGTCACCAGAAATTACATCGGTGAAGGTGGCTAACGCCGCTGTTACATCGGCCGACAGGCCGAGAACAGGATATCTCACCACAGCCTCAAAGGAGACCTTGTTGGAAAGTACCGCTCCGTCCGCATCCTCAGTTGCTCGAATAACTTTGCAACTGTACTCAGCGATAGTTTGGTTACCTTCCGGGACACGACGCTTCTCGATCACCAACCGCGGTTTGATTGCGGTATGGCCCGTGAGCGTGCTCGTACGTGAGTTCCCGTTTTGAGAGAACTCGGTGAGGGTAGTAGTCATTACTGCCATTTTCATTACCTCCTGATGCGTTGCATAACTAGAGCGACTAGGTCAAGGACCTTGAAGCTATTTAGTTTGCACGCTAAGTGCGGTGTGAATGGTACTGATGAAGGTTGACGCACCACCAGCTGATTTAACGTATAACCAGTCTGGCTGTGAGTCCCATTAATGTATGTGGCTTTTGGCGTAAATTCAGTTGCCATCTGCCTGTTCATACTTATGGAATACCCACTACTTGCAGCGTATTGTGTTTCTAACACTGCAAAAGAAGCTGCCTCTATCGAACGTCCAACGGTCCAAAACCAATCAACCACGAAAGAGAGCGGTAAAAGCTCCCAAGCCGTGGCGGCTGGATTTATAAGGATCTTCGGCATATCAATGCGGGCATTTACACTACCACGTACTCCCACCGTCACCACGTCCTGGGTTTGAATATCCAGGGAATAGTGCGTGAAATCTACGTGACGCGAACTCGTTGAGCGATCGGAATATTTAGTACCCCGACGCTCTGACAGTAGCTCATGCTTATCATTCCACGTTTGGCACATATTGGTGATGTCCATAATATCGAACATCATCGTGCGCCATCCGTAGCGACCAGCGAGCCATTCGTTTAGTAAAGGAATTTTATCGCCTTTACCGTTTACCAAAGACAACTTTGTCCAGCCCTTGGGCTTGCGCAAAAGTTTTCCGAAAGTGCGTACTGCACCTTGGAAGGATGTCTTGACCGAAGTAAGTTCTGCCATAAAAGTAAGCGCATCCCAACCGGTCGAATAGATCGCACCCGCTGCTTCCTGTATCCATTTCTGGCTATCAGGTGGAGCATGCGGTGTTAGATCATCCTCGGTTGAGATCCAGTCCGGATAGATCGTATAGTTGCCAACAGTATGACTATTGTTGACATTACGCGATCCGAAGCTAGCCGCTGTACAAGTGTACGAGCGAAAGGGCGTATGAGCCATAAGCTCACCCTTCTTCATCCGGGCGTGAAAGTGAGGAATGTCCCAGCCAGTAAACCTGTTGTGTTCCCGAGAATCGACATCGTCGCCCTCGGAGGACAAGCTACCGGAAGAGTTATAATACTTCCAGTGCTCAACATGGTCACTGTCATAGCGACCCTCACGCTTCTTAAGGTGTTTCTCTTTAATGTACATTTATTAATCCTCCCATTTTCAAAGGAGGCGTACACAAAAGAGTCTTCCTCCATAGTTTGTGCCGACGTCCGCAAACGCCGACGTACCAGAGCCAAATATGGATGTCCTATAGTTATAGGACACTCTTACCCCACACGGGGTA